ACTAGCTCCAGAAGATACGCCAGAACTACTAGTACCATATACTTGAAAGGCGGTAGAATCATCAACACCAACATTGTTCCATATAGTATTGCCGCTAGAGGTTGGATTTCCTAAAGATAATCTTTTATAATTTGTTGTTACAAAGTTTGAATTCTTTGAAACTCCAGAAGGAATTTCTGGAATAGTTGACCCAGTATCTGAATCAAACGGCGGTCTACTTGTAAGAGCAATAGCTATTGAAGAGGGTTTTGGAAAATTGCTACCTCTAAAAATATGATTAAGAAGTGCTGATTCCAAATAATCCGATAATGCGGCCATATTTTTCTCCTAATAGAGTCCTAGAAATATTTATCTATAGTATTATACACAAAAAACCGCCCCCAAACTAATGAGAGCGGCTTAATTGTTTAACCTTTAAAGTTTTAGTTTTAGATTAGAATGAGCCAAGAATGACTCTTCTGTTATCTAGAACACCAAAACCAAGTTCGGCCCAACCGTAGTAGCCAGCGCGTTGCTGACGGTGAAGGGTTGGATCTTCGAAAACCTGAAGGGTTTGCTTAACTGGCATAACAAAGCTGTCATTACCAGACTGATCAAGACCAACAACAAGTTCTAGATCATTAGCCTCTAAATCGCCGCTAAGATCATTGTCGAAGAAGTTCTGATATTCTTGACCTTCGCCAAGTTCGTCAAGATCGTGGAGATTAACACCAAAGATTCTGGTGATGGGAGCGCCACCTTCAGAAGCTGTGTAAATTTCACGACGAGTAACTTCGTCAACTTGATCTAGACCCCAGTTACGAATATCTTCTAGGGCTTCTGGGCTTAGATACATATCTGTAAGACGACCGCGACCAACAGAGGCGCTATTGCCACCGCTGTTACGACGCATTACAGTTTGCATAAGAGAAACTAATCTCTTGCTAAATAAGCCAGCGGTAGCGTCGGCGTCGTAAACTAAGATGTTACGATCAACGCCAGCAGCAAGAATTGTGTGCCAGCCGTCATCATTCATCTTCTTTACGAAACCAGCTTCCATTACTTGCATAGCGCGACCAACGATATCCCATCTGGCTTCGCGGGCATAGCGAAGTAGATAGTCAACCGAAGATGTGATGCTATATGTTGGGATCATCACATAATCACCCTCAACTGAACGCTCTGGAATTCTACCATGACCAGGATTGGTGTAAGCAACATGCTCACCTTCTAGGCCGGGAGAAACTAGATCAAGAGGATATTCAGTTGTTGAACCGGGTTCTACGGTAATAGTTTCGAAAATATTACCAAGAACATTACCGACTAGAACACCCTTACGAAGAGGAAGTTCTAGAGCTTTTGCAAACTCTCTTTGAGCAGCAGAAGCTACATTGATATCAGCATCCCCCGACTTACGTAGGAGAGCGATGAATTCATCACTAGGTCTTTCATTAATTGGCATGTTTAATTCTCCTTATTTATTTTTATGGTCAGGGAAGGTTTACTTCTACTTTAGCATAACCGTCTTCGTCTTTTGTGCTTACAAACGCACCGATTGCATTGCCGCTAGCCACTGTGCTGATGTTACCAGCTGTTACAGTGCATCTATAAGCAGTAGCACCGGCTGTTGGTGAGCCAGTTACGTTGCTTGTTACAACATAACCCTTACGAAGAACGGTAACTTTACCGCCCTTTTGAACTTCATCCTTATGTTGATTAAGGTGAGTTCTGGTTAGATCCTTGTCAACAACATCGTTGAGTAGAATACCAACAGGGATACCGGTTGTAGCATATTTCACTAGGTTAACACCTTGATCCATAGCAGCACCGGAACCGGCTGTGTCATATACAACTACACCACCGCGAGTAGCAGCACCTTGGTTGTAAAAGAAACTGATATCAGTTTGAAGCTCGTATCTATCTGATTTTAGGGCCATAGTTTTTCTCCTTTAATAATCACTTATTTAAGACGTTTTGTTCAAGCCACTGGGCTACACTAGCTCTTGTAGCAGCTAACTCATCTTCTACATCAGAAGCGTCTACAAGTGTGGCTTCTGTTGTTTTTACTTCTTCGAAGAGTTCTTCGGTAACTTCTTCTTTAGCTTCTGTTGTTTCTGAAGCAACAGTTGTTTCGGAAGCCATTTCCTTCTTCTCTTCTTTCATCATCTTATCCTTCATAGCGCCCCACTTCTTTTTCATAGCGGCAACAACTGCTTCAAAAGCTTCGTCGCTTAAAGCGTCATAAAGGTTAATTGATTCTTCGGCCTCTGCGTCTTCAAAGCCAGCCATGACTAACTTTTCTTTACGCATACGGTCCTTTTCCTTTTTCTTCATTTCGTCCATAGCTGCCGAAACTTCACTTAGCTCTTTTTCTTTTTCAGCAAGAGTAGCTTCTAATGAAGCAATCTTTTCTGCTGAACTTTGTAAAGCTAAATCTTTTTCAGCAAGGCTAGTTTCAAGAACCGAAACTTTTTCTGCAAACTCTTTGCTTACAGTCTCAACTTCGGCCTTTACAGTTTGTTTTTCTTCTTTTGAAGAAGCTAACTCACTTTGTAGATCAGCTAGCTGCTTCTCTAGGTTATTATCTGACATATTAATATCTCCTTTAGAAACGTTAGAATTATTATTGTCTAATGTCACAGAGAAAGCTTTGCTAGAATCAAGAATAACACTTCTTGGATTTGCTGGTTTTGATACTAGACCTTTACCAGAAAAAGAAATATCTCTTAATGATCTACCAATTCTATAGCCTTCGTATTCTCCTGTTCCACCATATGCTTTTAAATGCTTAGTTAAAAATGCAGATTCGTCATTACGAGCTACTATTTTTGATTTACCTTCCTTATCAATAACAGAATAGTCAAATCCAGCAAATAAACATTCCATAGAAACGAACCATTTGCCTTCTTCGATTTCAGCTATTATCTTTTTCATCCTTTCTCTGTTTTCTGGATTGGTCCAACTATTATATAAAACAGCTTCGGTAATTATATCGAATTCTTCTGGAGCGGAATCGTCTTCTTCAGATAAAATCTTATTACCATTTCTGTCTACAACATAGCTTCCAGTTATGTGACCAATTATATCGTTTTCATTGTGCATGAAGTTGAATTGTTTGTCTTCTGGCGTATTTTTTGCTGCCCAGGTTTGAGCAGGATCAAAAACGTCATCATTTTTATTCCAGCCAGTTGATACAAGTACAGATTTTAAATAATATAGGTCTATTTGATTTGGGTTACTTGATGCTTTTATTTTCTCTATATTAGATCTTGAAACATTCCATGTATTATCTAAATCTTTTTCATTTACAAGCATAGCCGGTGCGCAATAAGCAATACTTGCCTGCGCTTTAATTTGCTCGGATAAACCGTCTAAAATTTCTTGTTGGTATATTTTCATATATTTTTTACTCTCACTGATAATATACACAAAAAACAGATAAAAAGCTAAAGTAGGGTACAGAACGCTACAGCAAACTATATTTTAAAAATTAAGAGTTAGCAATTATGCCCCTGTCCTGCCCAACCTTCATAATATAGTTCATTAATCCAACAATAACCGAGGCTAATTCTGGATCGGATGATGCTCCAGATAATAAACCGCCCATATCTAAATAAGCACATTCGTCCGATAATGATGCTGAACCATCTTCATTGGTAGCAAATTTAACCAATGTTACGCTAGCAGAAGCGTCTTGATTTGGGTTGGGAGCAATAATATTAATATTGCTAATCCACCATTTGTCATAGACTTTTGCTGGAACTGTTGTTGGATCAGAAGCTGTTAAAATTGGTAAACTCATAATATTTCTCCTTTATATTTGTTGTTAGTTATTAACCATAATTTTGTGAATAACTCCCATACCAAGAAGTTCCATCACTAATAAATTTTAATATATCAACCTTGTTTGATGTTATTGTAATAGTTGGTGGCGTACCACCGTTCCATAACACTCCATTAAAGCTAGCAGTATAATTTCCTGCTCCAGTATTAAGAAATACAGTAAAATTTTTGCCAGCTACTATTGTTGGCATGGTAAAGGTACAATTATCCGTAAGCGTACAGGTTAATATTGTTCCACTTGCTATTGATAGAGTTTTTGATGCTCCACTATTTCCAACCGCCACAACGCTTTCTGTTATATCATTACCAGTATGAGTATGACCATTTAAACTTAAAGTACCAGCAGCATTTGGTAAACTAATAATTCTATTAGCTGTTGGAGAATGTTGTAGTGTTGTTGTGTATGTACCGTTATTTAGACGTAAATTACCCCTACTTTCAAAACCATTAGTATCCATAGAGGCTTTAGTTACAGACGAAACCTGAAATTCCATCAGAGTTACACATGATTGACGATAAGTACCACCTCCGTTGTTTAAATTAATATAAGCATTAGCGTTATTAGTATTAATCCAATTAACATTTGCTAAAGAATAAAAAGATGAAGCAAATTCAATATTACCTGCGGGTCGGATTCTAAATACTGGAACATTATTAAGCGAACATATTCCATAACGATCATATCCAGCACTTCCTCCAACACCAAACTCTAGAAATGATGCTGAGGATGATGTGGGGTTTGTTAATCTTAAACCTCCAGTACGCGCGCTATCGGATGGATGATTATAAGATATTTCTAGGGGCTTTGCGGGCGAAGTTGTTCCAATACCAATATTTGTATCGCTTTGATAGATAACGCTCTGATTGAGATCATCAACACCACTAAACTTGCTGATATATCCATCTACTCCACTGATACTTGGTAGTAAACCACTTACCGCTGTATTGAAATCTGTAATATCACTTGCTGTATGAGAGTGTCCATCTAAACTTACTCCATTAACATTAATAGTAAGAGTATTTGCTTCATCATTATAGTCTAGAGCAATACTAGTACCAGCTACTAGTAAATTGTTAACCTCGTCGTCAATATATTCGCTAAGAGCTACTCCGCTCACATTAATAGTATGAGCATTAAAACTACCATTAACATCTAATTTAGTTGATGGGGTTGTTGTTCCTATTCCAACGTCTCCACTACCATTTACTAAAATTGCAACATCACTTTTAGTGCTATTCTTACTTAATCTAAATAAAATTCCATTAGTAATATGTGTGCCACCAATAGGGAATAAATCAATCCCTGGTTCTGTTGTGCTAACAATACTTTCTCCCCATGCAAATTCCATACCAGCGGCAGGTAATCTGCGTCTCATACCGTGTCCACCAAAAGCTCCATTATCTGTTGATGGATTAGTTGCAGTAGCTACAATATTTCCAGCACTAACATTTAAGTTGCCATTGCCATCAATCGATAATAAAGTTGATCCATTTTCTCTAAATTCATATAGAGCCTGATTAAACCCATGATTATTTCCAACGGTGTCAAAGATTAAGGCTGGAACCGTTCCAGTAGTCGAGAGTCCTACAATAGTTCCGCTTGTAGCTGATCCACCTAATCTTATACTATTATCAAAAACGCCAGTACCAGCAACATGAAGTTTTCCATTTGGATTTGTTGTTCCAATACCAATATTACTTCCGCTTTGATAGATAACACTCTGATTCAGGTCTTCTGTTCCAGTAAATTTACTTAGATATCCGTCAATACCACTAATACTTGGCAATAATCCGCTTACCGCTGTATTGAAGTCAGTTATACTACTCGCTATATGTGTGTGTCCAACTTCACTATAGTTTCCACTTGGTTGAAGTCCGCTTGTGTTTATGGTAAGAGTATTTGAATTATCATTATAATCTAGATTTATATATGATCCACCAATTAGCAGATTGCTAACTCTATCATCAACTTCTTCGCTTGTAAGCCCAAAAGTACCAGTAACACTAATAGTATAATCGCCAGCTAAAGATGATATTCCTATACCACTACCAGCACTAATATTTGTAACTGGTAATAACCCACTAACAGAACTATTAAAGTTTGTAATATCACTAGATGCGTGGGTGTGTCCAATATCTGATTTTTGGGCCAAGCCGCTAGCTATTGTTGTTGCAAAATTTGGATCATCATTAAGAGCGGCGGCTAATTCATTTAATGTATCAAGGACAGCTGGAGCCGAATCAACTAAGCTACTAACTTCTGTACGAACAAACGCTGTACTAGCTATTTGATCAGTATTCGTTCCGCTAGCAGCAGTAGGAACCGTTGGTACTCCAGAAAAATTTGGACTATTTAGCTGCGCATAAGGAATTAGCAAACCACTAACAGAATTATTGAAATCGGTTATATCAGAACTGGTATGGGAATGTCCAACAATACTGTAGTTTCCACTTGGCTGTTTACTGTCAAGAGCGTTTTGAAGTCCAGAAATATCTGATACAACGTGGGAATGACCGACTATGCTATAGTTTCCGCTTGGCTGTAATCCACTAGTACTTATTGTCAATATATCACTATTATCATTATAATTTAATGTTATTCCAGTTCCTGCAACTAATAAGTTACTAATCCTATCGTCAACCTCTTCTGCTGTTAAACCAAGTTGTCCACTAACGCTTACTGTGTATATGGATCCGCTATTACTAACAGCTATATTTGTTCCACCAATTATATCAACAACTGGTAACAGCCCGCTAACAGTAGTATTAAAGTCTGTTATATCACTAGAAGCATGATAATGAATTCCGCTTGCATAAATACCACTAGGTTGTTTAGCATCTAAAGCTATTTGTAAACCAGCTATATCATCAATAATATGAGAATGACCAACAATACTATAGTTACCAGATGGTTGTAATCCAGTTGCGCTTATTACGTAAGAGTTATTTACAAAAGATGATGTTATATAGCCATCGCCACTGATAGACGGCAACAAGCCGCTTACACCACTATTAAAATTCGTAATATCACTAATAGTATGATAATGTATACCACTAGCATATATTCCACTTGGCTGTTTACTATCTAAAACTATTTGCAAACCACTAATATCGCTTATTGCGTGTTGATGACCAACTAAACTGTAATCACCACTAGGTTGCAAGCCGGTAGAGCTAATAGTATAAATACCGGAATCGTGAGAGAGTGATATACCATTACCAGAATTTAATATACTATTTAGGTATATTTTGCCACCACTAGAAGATATTAATATGCCAGTAGAAGCTACAATATCTCCGCTAACAACCGCAAAAATTCTATCATTAAAGTCTGATGGTAGTTGCGTTAAGCACTGAGATAATTCTATATTTGGAACAGAATAATTAGTAAGAGTTGTTGTGGATATATTCGTTCCAGCAACCGACTCTACTTGTATAATTTTACCAGAGGGTTCTAATACTGTTATGGTAAAACAACTCATGCTTCACAATCCAATAAAGTGGGTGATTTACTAAATCTCTTATTTAAAGTAATTACTCCATACATAATTCGTTCAACATACTTTCCACCACTAACATAATGATCATTCGGACTTTTAATTTCTAAATCATACCGAGCGGTATCAAAGTTGTAAGAGTTTGTAATAGACGCAGGAATCAATAATGAAATTTTGCCTAAGTTGCCCTCTATATAAAATTTGTATAAACTAGGATCAGTATTTTCTGTTTCAAAAACGTATGTGTCACCCTTACTAGTTGTCATAGTTAATCTAGCGCAATAGTTAGTAAGATCAACAATATTATTATTGCTATCTTTATTCGTTAACACTAAGCTAAACGAAGAACCTTGATCTATTGTAAAATTGTACTGACTTGCTGCCATGACTATTCCTTATTTATGTTGTACTCTATGTATAAACCTAGAACATTTTTTCTATATATATCCATACGCATTTGGTCAAGATCAACACCATTAGATTCTAATATATCATAAAACTCTGGTGGTGTTTGATGGTTGGATGCTAAAACTTTATATATAGTTTTTTCATTTATATCTGACATAATTGGCGTATTTGTAAAAACATCTAATTTTAATTTTTCAAGTTCTGAAACTTCTGCTTTAGTTAATTGACGCAAATTCTTTTTTTGTTTAAGGTTTAAGAAAGCGTCATTTAAAACATTAGATATATTTTCCCAAGCATTTTCTGACCAAACAACCAACTCAGCTACTCCTGGTTGAGATTTTGGTTTTGCTACCCTTTGTTTTCTTGGGCCAGTATCACCAGAGTTTGGCGGTCTACCATTTGGACTTGATGGTTTGGGCGGCTGCGAACCACCACCGCCGCCACCAAGAGGAGATGCAGATTTGGGTTGTAACAATAAATCTTTTGGAACGCTAGTCTTTAAACCAACGTCTTGTGGTAACATCTTACCACTTTGTAAAGCAATCTTTTCAAGATTTTCTTTATGTTGTGGAGTATGATATGGTCCAGCTTTATTTGGATTTTTATCATCTTCACGATCTTCAACTTCTCTACGTAGTCTGATTTTTTCAATTTGTGGAATTTCTTTAAATCTTTGAAGAAGAGTTTCTTGACTAATTATGTCTCTATCAGCTAATTGAATTAGTAAATTCTTCTCAGCGGCTTCATCAGATAAGCTCATTTGATCAAATTGAACATAAGCTTTGTGCCTAAAGCCCATAGCCTGACGGACTATTTCAACTTCTTTTTCCCAAAAGCGAACTAGTTGATCGCGTCCATATTGTAATCTTTCAACAAGGGTTTTTAAAGATATAAAATTGTTTGTAAAGCCACCACCGTTTGTAGCCATACCAGTAAGAGTTGGAGGAACACCTAGTCCAGCATAAATACTATTTAGTACAGCGGTATATTTTTCTGAACCTAAGAACTTATATACTTCGCTATTGGATTCTTTAAATGATAATTCTGGACCCCATACTAATTCCATGGTTCCACCACCAACATTACTGGCTAAAATATCTCTTAATTTATTAATAGCACCCTTATTGGGTAGAATTTTATGTTCTAAACTTCCAAGGGTCCATAATCTAATATTAGATATAGCCCCATCAAGAGCGGACAAATCGGCTAGTCTCATTTTTTCAAGCATAATAATATCATCAAGAATAGCATAAATCATGGGGTTCGCCCATTGCTGCCAATCGTCTTTTTTATAATGAAAGACGCAAATTCTCTCTGGATCTAATGGAACTTCTTTTTGCCCACTTTTTAATGCTTGTTTAACATTATCTGGTAAACTATTAATAATATTAATTGGCATATCGCCTTCTGTGAATCTATCAAAAAATGAACCTAGATTGATAGCGTAGGCTGGCGTTCCCATAAAAATAGATAGTTGCCCATCTTTCATTTTTACTGTTAAAGGATTAAAGAAGTTATATCTCCAAGGAATAAGGTTTGCAGTCATGTTTGGAACCTCTACCTTGATATCGCTAGCTAAAGACTTCATGTATTTATTTAGTTTTGGCGTAACTTTAGCGTAGCTACGATACATAATAACATTGCCAGTTTTATAAAGATTGTTCAAGAATCGCTCAGATCTTTCTTTTCCGTTAATAGAGCGAAACCATTGTTGATAAAATTTTTCAACGCTTTTATCTTGATGAACTATTTGAATGCCTTGACATCCAAAATCGCCCATAAGATCAATTATATTCCTAATAATACCAACTTTATCATAGGCATCAATGCACATTTTAATAGCGCGTCTTTGTTGCGCTGGTACTGCTTCGTGCGGCCTAAAAGCGTAATAATCATTTTGTGTAAATTGTGGTCTAACAGATCTATTTGGCTCTATATCTATAAAATGTCTATAGGTACTACCTTGAGTTTTGGATAAACCGCTATAAGAATCCACGTTATCAGAAAATAGCGATAAAGCTTCGGCTTTGCTTTGCGGATTATCGTCAGACCATGTTATCATATTATTATCGTTTGCCATTTTTACCTCAATTGGATTGTAATCCGATTACTGAATATTAATACACATCTTTCATGCTATCAGTAAACCAACTTGGACCAGAATACATTTTTTGCTCATTATCTTTTTTATAATGACCACCGGTAGCAAATCCGCCATAAAAATTATACATTTCTTGAGTTGGTGTACGTTGAATAGTTCTTGCGGCCATATTTGCCATCAACAATGCAGAATATCGGTCTTTTCTCATTTTACTCTTTTTACCAGTTCCAACAACAAATTCTGGGGTATCCCATCTATCTCGACCACTAGCTGTTTGAGTCATTTGAATCATGGATAATTCATCTTTTAGTTCTTCTATTTCTAGAACACATTCTTCTAATGTGTCATACATTCTATTTTTAAATGAGTCCTCAACATTTGATAGCCCTAAAGAAACAGTATCGAAAAATGGAAATATTAAAGCTTTATCTTCAAAATCTTTTCTCATTCCATGATTTGCTTCTGCTAACCATTCGTGTTTAGCAAATTGACACATTTCTAATATGTGCAACCCTCTTTCTCCATCGGTGTCTTTAGGCTTATTATCGTCTATAGTTGGCCAAAGTGGCATTTCACCATCTTTAATTTTATCTTGATCATGTAGAGACTCCATAATTGCAACACCACCACCTTGAGCATCGATTGCAATATGAATACATGGATACAAAGACATTAAATCTCTAATTTTCCTAGCGCAATAAGAATAAAAGTCTGTTTCGCTTGCGTACCCCTTTTTGATTTTTTCTTTATGTTCTGCTCTTGTAGTTGTCCAACAATGTACTATTCTTCTATGGTCTGGATGAACTTCTAAAACTACAATACTAAAATTATCAACTTCAGAAGCTGGGTCAACGCCAAAAACATATTTTCTGTTTACATCACCCATTAACGAGGCTTCAAAATTAATCAAATTACCTTTAGAGTCTTTAATAGGATTATCTTTAGAAATAACACATGACTCTATAAGAGATCTTTTAAAGAACCCCTGGCTATCTCTAGTAAAACAAGCGCCATATTCCATCTGATATA